TTGTTGCTGGTCCACCACATGTTCCTCCTGGTAACCAATTAGGAACTGATGTTCCCATTGCAAAACTCATTCCTGTAGTAGATGAAACACCTGACGCATGTAATTGAACCGGATCATATATTTGATAACTTTCACCATCACTTGCTGTGTGAACCGATCCAAAGTCTTTTGGTGCCCCTAATGTGGGATAACATAATGCAACAGCACCTGTTTTACATGAAACACCGCATTGATATTGTCCTGCAACAGAATCGCAATCAGTTAATCCTAACCAATATCCTGATCTAGCACCTGCAGCATACGTAGCATTTTGTAAATGTGTTGAATATGCTGTAGCAGTAGCAGGATTACTATTTGTTACTTGTGCAGGTAAATTATTTAAATAAGAATTTAATGCAGCATAACTTGCACAATTTCCTGCAGGATTTGGTGCAGTCGGCTGTTGTGGTGTGGGACAGTCCACACACAAATCAATTTTACCTGTAGCATTTCTACCAACAACAAAACCAGAACAGTCAAATTCTATACATGCATCTATTTTTGCAGAATATCCAATATCTTTATGTTTGCCATTGTTTTGTTCTGCAACTTCTTTATTTAAAGAAGGGTAAATAGAAATAACATCATTTTGATCAATTTTTGATGAAAAATTTGGCTGAGTTTGATATATTTCAATGAAAAAAACAATTGCCATTAATTTTCCTTATCTTGTAATATTAGGAGTTACTATAAATCTTCCCTGTAATATTCTAAAAACTATAGCATTCGGATGTGATTCAATATCTTGAGAAAATACAATTTCAATATCATAAAGATAATTACCGTAATCAACTGCAGCGGTAGCAAGAGCATCTATTGTTATTTTGATATTTGGATCAGTTCCCGCTACTCCACCAGTACCCAATACAATTTGAATATTTGATCCTTGAATATTATTTGCTCCACGCATACCTGTATCATTTGTAGTAAGAGGAACAGGAACAATTCCACCGTCCACACTGTCTCGAACCTGCATTCTAACATACACACTAATAGGATCTGTAGAAGAAAATCTTTCTTCAAATCCTTCTAGAAATGCAATATCAGGATTTAATAAATTTAAAGATTTTTTATTTTTATCTAAAAATTTAATATTATATCGAGCGGTTGCTCCTTCATCAATTATCATGTCATAATAGGCTGCTGACATCGAATTTTGTTCCTTCTTGTGTAGGTTGCTGACCAGGATCTCCCGTATTTATACCAGGAGCAGTTCCACCACCGCCACCACCACCCGATTCCATTGACTGTTGTTGACCAGCAACCTCCTGAGCAGCCGCAGCCGCTTCCTGCTGCTTCTGAAGTTGTATTGCCTGTTCCTGTTCAATTTCCTCGTCCATAAGACGAATATCTTCATCAGTTTGACGAAGTATATTTTTACGAATCCAACGATCCGAGAAGAACTTACCTGAATAGTCTGCAACATCTCGCATGATTGCAACACGATCTTTAAGAATTTCTGCTTGCTTGGATTCTGCAAAATATCCATCAGTGGCAAATATAAAATTAATCTTATGTGTAATTTTCTTGAAATCTTCATCACTCATTACTTGCTTTGCCAATAATTGAACACGCAAGAAATTGACAAACAATTCGCTAAACTTAACACGCATACGATTAATAAATTTAGCAAACTTTAATTCGTCACGGGTAATTTCTGAAGATCGACCCATGTTGAAACCATTTTCTGCTTCCATTCGTGAAATAGGAATGTTCAAGGATTTTAACAATTTCTTTTGGAAATATAGCACATCATCCATTTCTCCAAGATTTTGACCACCAGGAAGAGTGGAGATTTCTGTACCTCTACCACCTTCACGCCGTGGCAACCAATAGTCTTCCAACATGCTCATATGTTTTTTATCGTCTCTGAGTTCACCTGTATTGGCATCATAAACAATTTTATTTCTAAAACGATTCATTTGATCTCGCAGATATTGCTCTGCTTTATTCTTTGGCAATGATCCAACGTCGATATAAAATACTCGGCGTTCAGGTGCTCTTGCCCAACGATAAATTACAGTGGCATCTTCAACCATACGCAACTGATTGAGTGGTTTAATAGCCTTGTGTAAAAATCCAATTACTCGTTTTGAAGAATAGTCATAGAGACCCGAATGCACATAATTAATACTATCAGGAGAAATCTTTAATCCCTTTGTATCATACGGATTCATTTTTTCATAATTAGAAAACACATAATATTCATCCACTTGTTGTGCCAACTGAACGGTTCCAAATTTATTTGTTTTCTTAACTTCTCTGATCTTTTTAATGAGAAGAGGATCAATCTGACGAACTTCTTTTAATCCTTCAGTGGGATCATCGTGAAGAATATGATGGTAATAGAGTCTACCGTCAATATACCACTTACGAAAGATATCCATACCTTTTTTATTAAAATTTAGCAATTCAAGAATTGTTTCAAATTCTTCATGCATAACTTCTTTAATTTCATCAGGAACATTTACTTTGTCAATATTTAATTTAACAATTTCACCAGTTGCATCCTCGGTGATTGCTTCATTGATAATATCTTCAATTGCGGTATCGACTTCGGAATGCAGACTCATTTCTCGATATCTGCGAACAAGTTCAATATCTGTTTTTAGGGTTCCATCAAGATCAATGTAATAACCTTGAAAACCACCAGCTTCAACTACAGATGCACCATCTTCAATTGTTTTTGGTGCAAACGAGTCAACCTGATCGGGTACAGTTCCCTTTTTACCAAAGGTAAAGCCAAATAAATCAAATGCCATAATAAAAATCCTTTACTGTTAGATACAATACAAGCACAGTCTTAGGTTTTAATTCCGAAACCTAAACTGTTTCCCTTACTTGTATTTATACCGAATCCAACAGAGGTTCCGCCATTACTACCGTTTGCACCTGCACCGCCGATGCCGATACCTACACCTGTACCCATACCACCCATACCCATACCACCACCACCGAATCCACCAAAGGATCCTGCACCACTACCTGCACCAACACCCATTGGAGCAATACCACCAACACCAGCAGCACCATTTACTTGGAATGGAGAGGAACTTGTAACAAAATATGAATATTTGAATGTACACTGAAAATCAGATACCTGATCATTTTGATCAAAACCCAACTGAACAGGAGCAATATTGTCGGGCCAAAGATCAAAGAATTGATACCATTTTACAACTTGGTAATCTCTTGAAAGTTGAGCCACAGTAGCAGCACCATAGATTGATCTAGGATTTGCGTATGGAGTGGTGTTACCTGCATAAGAATTAAACATTTCGTTCCATGTTTCCATGACGCTTCTCATGCTCATTCCCTGATCATTTAAAATATCAATTGTCCAATCTTCAAATTGTCGATCTCCTGGGTATTTTGCAACACGACCAAGATAAGGAACAGTTACTTCACCTAAAATAGATGAAGGAAGAGTTGCTGCTTTGCACAAAAACTGCAACTGAGGAAGTGGACCAAACGGACAAGTCATGGTGACCGAATAAAGATTTGGTCGTGAACCGCCGTCAAACGCTGACATGAATGAATTAATTGATGAATCTGCCATTTTTTCTCCTACTTATCCTTGTTATTTATTATCCGCCGAATTCTGCAAAAGTTACACCTGTTGGAGTTGCGATGAAATTCAAACGAATGAAATTAATGCTTCGTGCAGGCGCAACAAAAATATCTGCAACGAATTGATTTTGATCTATTACGCTTGGAGTATTGTTTGTTTCATCACAAACAACACCGTAACTGCTAACTCCACGCTTGCCTTGAACTTCTCTGAGGAAAGGTTCAACCAATTGACGGAATTGTGCTCTTGTAAACGCATCATTAAATTCGAAGAGTTGGAATTTCGCTGCGGTAGCAATAGTCTTTTCCAAAACATTGAAAAGTCTGCGAACATTGATTCTGTCGAATGCACTTGCCTTCGTTTGAAGAGTCTTGTCACCGAACAAAATTGCACCAGATCCTTGGAAGGAAACAACTGGATTAATATTATTCTTGTAAAGAGTATCTCTTTCTGCCTTGGTTGGATTCCAAACAAGTTTAACAATATTGTTGATACGTCCACGATCATAACCTGCAGGCGAATACCAAGGTTCCTTGGCATTGTCTGTTCTTACACAGCATCCTGCAATGTCTCCACAGAGTGGAACATATAGAAAACGATCATTAAATCGATCATACTGATACTTTGCATTTCCATCCAACACACCGTAAGATGAAGATCCAAGGGTTTCTCTATATGTTTTTAGATAATTAACAATTTCAGTGCTACCCTGACGACTCTTTTCAACCAAAGTAACGGCAACAGGTGAAACGAATGCAATACAATCTTGACGAAGAGACGCAATATTCATAATACTTTTTGCGTTTGCGGCAGTCATGTTTCCTGCAATCAGAAGAGAAACATCAATTTCTTCTGCATTTCCAAATTGACTGGTAAAGGATGCAACAATTTGTGCTTCTTGTGTAGAACCAACAGTGGTTGTCATAGTTCCAAAATCTAAGGAATATTCCTTCAATGTACTTAAAGATTTAAATCCTTGAGTAGAAGAAACCACAGAATCCCAACTATTAGAACCAGTTACAGTGCTGTAACCCGTAGTTTCTTTATTTCCCACCCAAATGTATTGTGATCTGTTGTTAACAACATTTCTCCAATAATTTGTGGTTCCATCTGGCAATTTTGCATCAGATGCTTTTGAAATATTAGTAAATGATTCTAGGATTGTTCCTGCAGTTCCTGTCCATTTACCGTCTTCATCAACAACAATCACATGAATTTCATCTTTAGCAGATGCATTAATTGTAGAAGCATAATTTGAAGTACCAGGAATTCCGTAAACATCAGTATACGTTTCCCATGTACCTGTAGCATTTGTATTTGGATCTATACCGTCAACAACTACAACTTTTAAACTATTTCCCAATTCTCCTGGATATTTTGCAGCAAATTTAAAACTGTAACCAGAATGTGATACATTTTGTGCGGTATACTGACTTTCGTAATCTTGACGATTTTTAATCAAAACACCATCAGTATCACTTGAATCGGTTGCATTATCATCACCAGTACTTGCTGCTCGTACAGTAATCAAAGATCCGCCGTAAGACAGGAAATTTGAAACAATATACCAAGAAGTAGCAAGATCGATGCTAGAATGTGCTTTTCCGAACACAGATTGAAGTTCTTTTTCAGATTGAATGAGAATTCTTTGATCTACAGGACCCCATTGAAAGAAACCAACATAGCCAGCTGGGGTGGTTGCAATGG